TATCTCCTAGCGGATCTAGCTCATTATCAGTAACCCTTACAGTTTCTGGCAGTAACTTAACTAGTAATATAGTAGTTACACGGGGAATGACATTAGTAGAACAGGGTACTCCTGGACAAGCCGGTCAAAACGGCGTAATGAGTGCGTATCCAACGATTTATCAATGGGCAACTAGTGCTCCTGCCAGACCAACAACTACATCGGTTTATACTTGGTCTACAGGCGGATATACTGCTCCAAGTGGGTGGAGCACTATCGCTCCTAGTAATACTACTCCAGGATATATTTTATACGAAATTACAGTTCCTTTAACGGTAGTAGCTACAACCACTAGTAGTACTTTAGACTGGACTAGTGCTAGTTATGTAATACGAGCAACTACAATTAATGGTACTAATGGTGCAGCAGGTGCAGCAGGTACTAATGGTACTAATGGTACTAACGGAGCCACAGGAGCAACAGGAGCTACTGGTTCCGATGGCGGCGCTGGAGCTCCAGGTCCAGGCTCATTTTTAGTTACTCGCAGCGCTAATGATAGTAGTCAACCAACTTACTGGGAAGTGTATGTTGCATTAAATTATCTTAGATTTGCTGTAACGGGTGATATAGTTACTATCTCTTATAATAGCGGCAATAACTCAGTTGCTTACAGAGCAACTAGTTCAGGTTCAGGAGCATCTTGGGCACTACAAACTAGTTATATTACCGGTTCGCTAATTGTACAAAACTCAATTAGTGGCGATCGTATTACTGCTAACTCATTAAGCGTAGCCAAAATTACCAGCGGTAGTACTAATATAAATACCACTAACTTTAACGGACAAGCATTAACAGGTTCTTTTGCTATTGGTAGCGGAGATAAAATGCCTGTTGGTAATACTGCAGCTATCGGGGCGTTCATTTGTGGAAATAATGCAGGTTGGGCTTTAGCAGGAATTAATAATAATACCGCCGGTGGAGGCGAATGGGCTAATGGAGTACTAGCAGCTACAACTTCTCCTGGTGGTGCAGGTCTAGGCGCGTACTCAGTTGCAAGCCAATATAGCTATGCAACAAACCTAAAATTTTGCGCAGTTATGGGAGAAACTGGTGCAGGTGGTTATTGTTTAGGTATGAAGACTAGTTCTTATTATCAAACATCTTATGTTAATAATCTTTATCAAGGTTATAGAAAATCAATGGCATACTTTGCATTGCCTGATTACGGTTTATTAGCTTCTTGTTATGGTGAATCTGCAAATCTTTCTTGGGGTGCAGTAACTGACCTAGAAGTAACACTAGCTCAGTTAGCTTATTGTAGTGCAGACCAAAGTAATTCTTTTGCAGCTTTGTTTGTTCGTAGATATAGTACTGGTGGATATAAGGGAGCAGAAGCTGGGCGTGTAGTTATTTGCCCTTCTTGGCAACCCACCAGAGCTGTGGAGGCTAGTGGTGGTAGTGTTATGTATGAGGCTACTATTGGGCACTTTCCCGGAGGTATTACTTCTTTTACTGGTGTTCACGAAGCTCAAACTAACGTAGAAATTACTGCCGGTGATATTGTTATTGATGGTGAGATCTTATTCAAACAAGATATAGCTAATGTATTCTCAGAAGTACTAGTATCGCCCGGTCCAAGAGACAAACGCGTATATGGTATTGCAGCTCACTACTATGAAAATAAAGCTATACCTTTTATACCTGATGATACTACTGGTGGTCAGGAAGCCCAAGGATATATGCAACAAACCGTTGAAATTGATGCGCCTATCGACCCATGGAAACTAAAGTATACCGTATTAGTTAACGGAGTTGGTGAAGGCCAAGTTAACGTATGCGGAGAAAATGGTGATATTGAAATTGGAGATCTAATCGTTACTAGTTCTATTCCAGGTAAAGGAATGAAGCAGGATGATGATATTATTCGATCATATACTGTAGCTAAAGCTCGAGAAAGCGTAACATTTAGTTCGCCTACAGAAGTTAAGATGATAGGTTGTGTCTACCATTGTGGCTAAAATTCGTACCCTGCTCATGCAAATGGGCAGGGTATTTTTTTGCATTGACAATACCATGCCTTTGTGATATAATAATACAAATTGTCCTATAGGTGTCTAAAAAATTACCTTGAAGAATAATTAACTATATTGAAACCTAAAAGTATGAACTTATGGGCGTACTTAGAATAAGCAGTCCATAACGAGGAGAACTGATACATGTTAGGAATACACCCGGACGAAATAATTCAAGTAATTACCATGGTAGCATTGGCAATCATTGCTCTTTTTATGGGAATTAAGAAATTATCAAAAGATTGGCAAAATGGTGAAGCCGAATCTCGCATTTTAACTCTTATGCATATTGAACTAGAACGTATGAGCCAGCAGAATACTGCTCTTAGTACGGAATTAGGTAGGTTGCATACTGAAGTAATAAATCTTACTCAACAGTTACAAAAGTTAACTCTTGAAAACCAACGTCTACAGACTGAAGTATGTGCACTTACTGAAGAAATTAGTATTTTCAAGCAACTTTCTGTAAACCAGAAAGGCACTTAATATGCAACCAGCTAAGTTAAATTATAAGATTTATCAAGGCAGCACATTTGAAGAATCTTTTCGTTGGGAGTCGCAAACAAAAGTTTACGCACCAATAACTAGTATTTCAAAATCAGCACCTTGTGTAATTACAACACAAACACCGCATAGCCTACCTATTGGATGGAGATTCCTAGTAATAGGAGCTGGCGGAATGAAGGAAATTAATAGTACCGCAGATAATTACTATCTAGCTACTAATACTACTTCAACTACTATAACAATCAATCAAGTTAATAGTTTACTATATACTGCATATACTACAGGCGGCGTAGTTGAATATAATCAACCCGTACCTTTAGCTGGATTAAAAGCCCGTATGCAGTTTCGTAAAGCAGTAACTAGTACCGATACTCTATATGAAGCAACTACAGATACTCCACAAATAGTAATAGACTTAGCTCTAAGCACTATACTAGTAAATATCCCTGCTTCAGTTACACAAAGTTTCCAGTTTACTGCCGCAGTATATTCCTTAGAGTTATATAATGACGCAGGATTAGTAATCCCTTTCTTAACTGGTAATGTATCAGTTATACCGGAGATTACAAGATGACCGACGTAGTAGTAACATCAGAGAGTAATACGACTATTATTAGTCAACAGCCCACTAACAATATTGTTGTAGATAATGCTAAGCAACCTACAACAATTGTTACGGGTATCATGGGTCCTCGTGGTGCTACTCAAATAGCTGATTCTAATCAGTTTGATTTAACGCAATTAGCTGAAGGCTCGTTATTAGTTTATAACTCTACATCACAAAAGTGGGTAGCCACTAATCTACTAGATCACCAAATTGTTGAATCTGGTCAGTTTTAAAGGAATAAAAAATGGCTTCTATTGTAAGAATAAAGCGCAGTGAAGTAGTAGGTAATCCTAGTATACTAGGTGCCGGCGAACTAGCTTATACTGCGCTAGCCGATAATGGCTCAAACGGCGGTGACAGACTATATATTGGTATGGGCATCGAGACTGCAGGAAATGCAGTAAATCGTATTATAATTGGTGGTAAGCGCTACACCGATATGGTTGATGCAGCTACTTACTTAAATACCCCAGGTACTTTGGTTAAGCGCGACACTAATGGCGCAATCGTAGTTGATATTACCGGTACTTTAACTGGTAATGCTTCAAGTTCTACCAAGTGGGTAAATGCTCGTAACTTGACCCTAAGTGGTGACGGTACAGCAACTTTAGCAAGTATTGACGGCACTGCAAATGTAAATGCCGCGCTTACTTTGGCTACTGTAAATAGTAATGTAGGTACTTTTGGTAGTACTGTAAAAATCCCTGTATTAACAGTAAATGGTAAAGGTCTAGTAACAGCAGCTACAACAGTTGACGTTGCTACTAACTTATCAATTGCTGGCGGTACTGGAACAGATACAGTTAGCTTACTAAGTGATACTTTACTATTTACCGGCGGCACTGGAGTTACTACAGCAGTAACTGATAATCAAATTACTTTTAGTATTGGCCAAGCAGTTAATACTACCAGCAATGTTACTTTTAATGATGTAACAGTAGCAGGTACTTTTAACTCTAATGATATTACTGCTGCTAATATCAGTATTAATGGCAATGCTAGTATCACAGGCGATTTAACAGTATTAGGTACAGTTACAACTATTAACTCAACCACTGTAGCAATCGGCGATAAGAATATTGAGTTAGCTAAAGACGCTACAACCGCAGCAATGGCTGATGGTGGTGGTATTACAGTTAGAGGCCCAACAGCTGCAGCAACTATCCTATATGGTAGTGTTGATGATAGCTGGAATATGAACAAGATTCTTAATGTATCTGAAGTTCATGGTGCTTTAATTGGTAATGCTAGTACTGCTACAACATGGCAAACTGCGCGTAACCTAAGTATCACAGGTGATGCTACAGCAACTTTAGCTAGTGTTAATGGTTCCGCTAATGTTTCAGCAGCTATTACGTTAGCCACAGTTAATGCAACAGTTGGTACTTTTGGTGATGAAATTACAGTTCCTACAATTACCGTAAACGGCAAAGGTTTAATAACTAGTATTCTACAAACTATTATCCCTACCGCTACAAACGTAATTAAAGGTTTAGCTAAATTTGATGCTACACAATTCTCGCTAACTGCTGGAAATGTGTATTTAGCTCAAATTGATGGCGGCACTTACTAATAAGGGCACGCTATGGCTACAGTAATAAAATTCAAACGTAGCTCAGAAATAGGACATATTCCACAACCAGAAGACTTAGACTTCGGCGAAGTAGCAATAAATGATGCAGATGGTGTTATGTACTATAAAAAGGCAAACGGCACAATCTCTAGTTTTAGCTCTGGTGGTGGACAAGATGCCTTAATTGAGCAGATAGCTAACGAAAAGGCTATTATAATGGCAATTGCCCTGGGGTAAAATATGACAACAACAACTTTTACCAATGCAATTGCCAACGCTGTAGGAACCACAGAAGTCGTGGTATTTACTGCAGCAGATAAATCAATCGTAATTGGGTGTAGTGTTAGTAATTTAAAATCTACTACTATACCTTTTACTATTAAAATGCGTAGAGGATCGGCAGATACCTACGTACACAAAGATAAACGTATAGAAGCTGGCGAACCTTTTGAGTTAATGAAGGGTAATAAGTTAGTACTGAATGCAGGCGATAAACTAATCGTGTCAGCTTTAGTAGACTCTAGCCTTGATGTAGTTTTCTCTATATTACAGGGAGTCTCATAATGAGTGGATTCTATACAGGAACAGATTTAGCCGACAAAGTATTTTATGGATTCAGAATGAATCCAGACAATGGCGGATTAGATATTGAAATTTTAGACGGCGACACTCCAGTGTCTCTTCCCCAAGATGGTATTATTGACAAGTATGACTATAAACAATGGTTTTGGTCAAAAGATACTGTTCAGTTCTCTTGGGATACTAACGGACACTTACTTATGAGGCTAATATAATATGAGTCAACTAATAGATTTAGGAAAGTTACGCTTTCACTTTGCTGGTGAGTGGGTTAATTCCACTACTTACGAGTCAAATGATATCGTAAAATACGGTGGTAATGTATATGTTTATACTTACGCACTAAAAACAAGCGGTAATTTACCTACGGACACAGCCTACTGGGCACTAATGGTTGAAGGCTTTAAGTTCAAGGGCGTATTTAACCCTGCAACTGCCTACCATGTTGGTGACGGTATTGCTTACGGTGGTAAAGTTTACGTAGCTGTATTAGATGGAACAGGTATTGTACCTCCTAATACGACATATTGGTCGCAGTTTGCAGATGGTATTCAGTACGAAGGTACTTATAGCAATGTAACTGCCTATCAAAAGAATGACGTAGTATTATATGGCGGTTCCGTATATATTGCAAAACAAGATTCAGTATCTAATGACCCTACGGTTACAGCATACTGGGATAAATTTGTAGAGGGTATTAGTGCTAAAGGCGTATACAATAACGCAACTGCATATGTACCTGGCGATATGACGGCATATGGCCCTAATATCTATCGTGCAAAAGTTAATACAACAGGTAATGTTCCTACTAGTACTACCCAATGGGAACTATTTGTAAGTGGAAGTAAATATCAAGGTATTTATAATGCTGCTACTACATATTACTTAAATGATATTGTTACTTACGGTTCAAATACATACCGCAGTAAACAAACTCAAGCAGCAACTTTACCTACTTCTACTCCTGCTTGGGAATTACTAACACAAGGCTTTAGTTATCAGGGTGTATGGTCTAGTGGTACAGCATATACTATCGGGCAGGTAGTAACTTATGGCGGTTCGCTATTCCAAGCAATTATTGATAATCAAGATACTAATCCTATAATTACAACTAGCTGGAATAAACTAGTTTACGGATTTAAAAATCGCGGTGCATGGGCAGCTTCAGTACAGTATGGAATTGATGAAGTAGTTGTATATGGTGGTAATACTTATATTAGTTTAGTCCCCCACGCTTCAACAGTGTTTGCCACAGATTCTTCCGCAGGTAACTGGTTAAAATTTAATTCCGGTATTCGCTGGAGAGATTCATGGGTAACTGGCGCTTTATATTTAAAAGATGATGTTGTAAAAGATGGTATAGGTAATACTTATATAGCAGTATCTGATCATACAGCAGCCTCTGGATTAAATACAGATGTAGTAGCAGGTAAATGGGCAACTTTTGTAACTGGAGGAGCTAATATACTGCCTGTAATTCAGGCAACCGACAGGGGGCAAAGTTTAACAGTTACGGGAGATGGTTCTACTATTGATTGGATTGGTGCTACTCAAAGTGCTAATGTTTATTATGTAGCTCCTCACGGTACGGATACTGTAGGATATGGAGCTAATTTAAGTACTCCTTTTGCTTCAGTTAAATTTGCTTGTCAACAAGCTTCTACTGGTTCCACTATTTTTGTTAAAACAGGTATATATAGCGAACAGTTACCAATTACAGTTCCTAGTAATGTAGCTATTGTTGGGGATAATCAGCGCACAGTAATTATTCAGCCTAAATCAGGTAATAGCGACGACGGTACTACTTTAAATACACAAGCTACAATGTTCTTATTAAGTGATGGTGCTATCCTTAATAAAATGACATTTAAAGGTATGACTGGTTGGACGGTACCCGCAGGAACTAATAGTGATATTACTACTAGTACTATTAAAGGCGTATTTGTTAGATTAAACCCAGCTACTCCTATATATTTAAAATCCCCTTATGTTTTAGAATGTGCAGCAATTGGTTCAGGTGCTGTAGGTGCTTTAGTTGATGGTAGTGTACATGCTACAGGTAATAAATCTATGGTATTTCATGGATATACTATTATTAATGATAATGGGGTAGGTTACTGGTGTAAAGATAATGGTAAAGCAGAAATTGTTTCTTGTTTTACTTACTACTGTGCATTTGGCTATTCTACAAGTACTGGTGGACAGATTCGCGCATTAAATGGTAATAATAGTTATGGTACATATGGCGTAACTTCTAGTGGGTATGATACTACTGAAACTGCTGTAACAGGTACAATTTATGGTAGCCAATTAAATTTTGGTTCTTTTACAGGTAATTTTAATGTAGGTGATACCGTTAGTAATGGTGCAGGAGCAACTGCTATTATTACTAGTGTTCAGACTTCAAGTAGTAAAATTTATGTGGGGCCAATTACTGGTACATTTAACAATAATGATACTATTACCGCTACTAGTGGGGGAGTATTCTCCTTAGCTTCAGTAAGTGGACAAAAAGGCTTTTTACTTGTACTTAGTAATTTAACTGCATTACCTATTGCTGGCGGTAGTATTTCAATTACTGGCGATACTTATAGTTATGTTATTCAAAGTGTAAGTGGTGGATGGACAAACGCTAGTAGTATAGTCTCCGTAACTTTAGCACAAGAAAAGCCTGGATATAGTATTATTGGTACAACTACTCAAGTACGTTATAAGTATAGTCGTGTGCGTTTAACCGGACATGATTTCTTGTCAATTGGTACTGGCGGTGTTGCAACTACTAATTATCCTAATACTCCAACACAGTTAGCCGACGGTAGCAAAGAAACTTTAGAAACTTTCCCTGGTCGTGTATTCTTTGTTAATACGGACCAAGATGGTAATTTCCGGGTAGGTAAATACTTCTCTGTTAATCAAGCTACAGGTAGTGCAACTCTTAATGCTAATGCTTTTAATTTATCTGGACTAACAAGTCTACGTTTAGGTTCTGTTGGTGCTCAACTAGGTGCGCAAATTGATGAATTTAGTACAGACGCTACTTTGTCACAAAATAGTCCTGTTAAAGTTCCTACACAATCTGCTGTAAAATCATATGTAGATGCAGCTAAAGCTGCTGCAATTAGTACGGCGGCTACTGCAACAGCAACAGCCGTTGCTAATGTATCGGTTAATGAAGTTCCTTTTATCAGTACTATTAGTGCAGATAAAACTTTAGCTGCTTCCCGTATGACTTTTAGTATGGATACGCTAACTATTTCAGGTACTGCAGCCTATACTATTAGTAACGGAGCCTACCACTTTGTAATGAATCCAACTGGATTTATTCTTTCAAATACATAAGGATAATTAATGTCAAAATTAATAGCAGACATAATCCAAAGACCGGGAGGGGCAGCTTTGTCCTTTCCGGCCTCCGACGGTACTACAGGCCAGTTCTTAAAAACAGATGCTAGTGGTAATTTATCCTTCGGTGCAGGCGCTACATTTCCTACAAGTATAGCGCCAATTATAGCCCCAGAAAGTAAAGGTATCGTGGGTAGCGTTTCTAGTACAGTAAATCGTGCTAACAACTTCCAGCCATCACCTTGGACTAGTACTGGCCCAGGGGGTACTTATATAA